CTCAAAGCAGTTGCACCAATACCAAGAGCAGGCCCTTGTATAGTTTTAGCACTATGCACCTTGTATATATTATCTAGGAAGGAAGTTGCAATTCCAACTGTTGTAATCCCAATTGGATTATCATATGATGTTAAACCACTCCCTACATTGCTATCAAACACAGTAAAGTAATATCCAGATGCAATACCACTTACAGTTACAGCAGTTCCCACTACTGATGTATCCCGAAGAACAGATCCTTTTGGAATAAACAAATCAAATTGTAATGCTGTTCCAATTCCAGCAACAGTTGATGTTCCGATTCCAACCACTTCACCAAAATCACCTTGATATTTAATACTTCTTAATTCGTCTTGAGTTACCGCTTCTGGTTCAATCATGACTAATGGTGGACTTGTATGAGTATATCCAAATCCAGCGTATGTGACTGTGATCGCAGATATTGTTCCAGCAGCAGACACGGTTGCATCCGCAGTTGCATTTCCAGAAGTTGTACCAACCCCAGCAGTAATCGTGCCGATTCCAGCGGTGACGCCGATTGAAACTTTTGGTGCAACGGTGTATCCCGATCCACCATTAGATATTACAATACTGGTTATTGATCCACCAGCAGAAACTACAGCTGTTGCAGCTACTCCAGTTTTAGATGTTCGATCAAGAATTAAGACTTTCTGCTTAACTTCAACAAGATCATCTAATTGATTAAACATTGGAACCGCTGTATCTGTAAATACCTCACTTGAACCAGCAGAAACACTCTTAATGATATATGCAGTTGGTCTGATATTAGGTTCTAATTCAACTCTATCTTTACCAATTCCTATGTTATTAACAAATACATCTTGTGTTTGTTTCTTCCAAGTAACTGGTCTCTCAAGTGTTCTAACAGTTGTAATTCCAGCCTTAACATATGTGTTTGTAGTTACTGTATCAGATGTTGTAATACCTGTAACTGTTCTTGGTTCTTGTTGGAATGCGTCATCTAGACCAACATCAGGATATTTATTAATTGTTAATTGATCACCAGTTTTGACTGTTTCTAGAATATCAACTTCAAGAACATCATCATCAGATGCACGATAGTAATAAATTCTTAATTTATCATCTGCTTTAGGAGCTTCAGAAAATGTGATTTGTGAACCACCACTATACACATAACTCTCATTAGGAACTTGAAGAATATCATTTAAGAATATTAAAGTGTTATCTGCAACTTTAATTGGAGATCCTTTCGCAGACCTTATAGTAATTGGTGTTTCAACCGCACCAATGGTCTTAGTTATTGGGAATGATCTTCTATCACCATCAAATAGATTTTCAAAACTATTTAATTTTTCTAGTTCACCAAATGTGAATCCAGCAAAACTGTCGTTGAATGTATCAAGGACAGTTAATTGGAAATCCTTAACTACTTTATTCGCATCTGTTAGAATTCCAGCTTGTCCACCTTCCTCTATTGTAAGAACATCATTAATTTTGTAATTATATCCAAAGTTCGTAATTTCAAAACTAATTATACTTGATGCGGTGCCAACACGAACCGATATGGACGCACCGATACCAGTTGAACTACCAACTAACCTTAAGTTTTCATAGTTAAGTGGTTTTTCAAACTCAAGAACTGGAGGAGTTGCAGAACTAAATCCAGAACCACCACCATTTGTAATAGTTACAGAAGTAACTAGTCCAGCAGATACATTTGCCTTACCTATAGTTACAATGCCAGAACTTCCACGAGCCTTAACAAGTATATTTGTTTGTAATCCGACTCGATAACCAGAGCCACTGTTTCCGATTGATACAGACTCAACAGTTCCAGCAGCAGATACAATCGCAGTTCCACCAGCAGCAACTAAGGGTTGATATCCAAAGTTTGTTGTTTCACCAACAGAAACAATAATACCACCTCTAGGAACTGATGATATGTTCACATCATAATTGTTTGTGGCACCAACACCTGTAAAACTTACAGAAGTGATACCAGCAGTCTCAACGATTGTATAATCATCATTTGGATTCTGGAATATTTCATTTAAAAGAATCACACCTGTATTAGTTGCAAATCCAGTTACGTTTGAACCACTAGATTTTAGAATAAAGTTAGTTGAGATTCCTGTAAACTGTTCCTCCACAGTATCAAACACAAAGTTATCTGCATAAGTTTCTTGTGTTCCGCCAGGAACTCCAGTTCTAGTGAATACTCTACCAGCGAACGTAGATGTGGTTGTTAATCCAGCTGGGCCTTTTTCACCTTTCGGTGGATCTGTAAAGTTAATTGTATCTTCAACAATCTGATAGTTACCTAAGAATTTAGTAACAGTATCACCAGCGCTATGATTTGCGATTGCAGAATTAAGTCTTCCTCTTCTTACAAGTATTCTATTTGTAGATCCAATACCAACAGTATCAATCTTCATAAACTCATCATTAACTTTAATCGTATCACCTGAGAAGAATGATGATATACCTGTTATTGTAATGAAGTCAGTTTCTAACGCTGCATCAAATGATAGTTTGACATTTACAGGAGATTGAATTACTGGACTTTGAATGTTATTATCAAGAGTTATTAAAGCTTTAGAGTTAAGATTCTTTGAAGTAAATGAATGAGTTGTTCCAATTCCAACAGATGACACATCAATAACCTTTGGAATAGCTTGTAGTGACTCAGCCGCCGTTCTAGCGACTTTAAATTTATTTTCTGCAAGTTTAACTGCAAATACTGTAGATGGTAATTTTGTGGTAACACCAATTCCACTAATAGCCGTTGCTGCGATACCGATACTCATTGTTGTACCAGCACCAGTTGGTGTATAAGTTATTTCTTCACCAGTCTGGAAGAAGTGATTATTGACCACAAATGTATCATTTGTAACATCAACTACGGCAGTGTCTGATGAATCAAATGTCTTATGGAATATTGGATCTCCAGCATGTTTTAGAGGGAATGAGAACTTGATGTCATTCTCTGTTCCAGTATATGAACCTTCAGCAGACTTTAATCTAGAATTTGTAAATGTAACAAAACCAACTCCACCTGTTCCAGTTTCATTAAAGTTTCTTTGGAATACTTTAGTTGTTATCGCTGTATTTGCTGGAGGAGTTAAACGAAGTTCAATATCACCACCAGATGCTGTTGAATAACCAACACCAATAACTCCAAGACCAGATGTTGAAGTATTGTTTGTAGAGAAATTATCCATGTAACCAAATTCTGTAAAGAAAGGTTCACTACCATCATGAATCGCAGTTACCTGAGTGACAGCATACTTGTCATTTGTTGTATCATGTATTTCAATTAATGCATCAAAGGCAGTATATGTGTTGGAATTAATTCCACTTATTCTTGTGGCCTGTGGAGTTCCTGTTGCTGCAATATTAGTAGTTGTTGATAGTAACTCTGTCAGTGATATGGTTGTACTTCCAATACCTGTTGCAGTTGAACCTATGGATGTTTGATGAACTCTCATCGTTACACCAATTCCAGTCTCAGGTGTAAAGTAAACACTTGTGATACCAGATCTTACATCTGCACCAAATGTTCCAAGTCCGACACTTGGAGAGTTAGTAGCAGATATATTATCATTAATCATCTGTGCATAGTCTAAGAGATACACCTCTTCACTATCATTCAATACAACCAACTCGTTTATTTGAGTTCTTTCCTGACCACCTAACTCTTGTGTTTGAACAAGCAATTTAGAAGTTGTAACCGCAGTGGTTCCAAATCCCACAACTTGAACTGGAGATGGATCTGTAGAACCAATACCAGCTGATGAGGATATGATACTAACACCAACTCCAACGTTTATCTCGGTTCCAATATCTCCCTCGGATGCAATCGTATTTTTAAATGTTTCTATAGCAAATAATCTTAAAGCATAATTGTTAAACTTAGATTTAGCTGGAACGAATCTTAAATTGCCTGTTGTTCCTGTTATTGCAAAATCAAAATCACCAAGATCTATAGATGTTTCCACACGACCAAACTTCATCATGTAACCAATGGATCTATCATGAATTAGATTAACCTGAATTATTTCTTTTTCACCTGAAAATCTAGTGTCAAAAAGTAGCACATAGAATTTAACGCCATCAACTTCATCAATGTCAAAAGCAAAAACATCAGAGAATGCAGTCGCACGAGGTAAGTCATTAAACTGAGAACTAACACTATCAACTGAAATTGCTCTGTTTGTTCTAGATTCAATGTAATCAGTTAATATTCTATTACCAAAATTAATTTCATCAGATGCGAATAAACCGTTTACATCCTTAGAATTTTCTGTGACCAAATCAAAATCATACGACATATGAAGAGATTCATCTTCACTTACTAAATCTGCAACAACCACAGCGACTGCACTTGATACACCAACAGATGCATTACTGCGATTCTTGTCATCAGTAGATGCAATTGAGACAACACTTACATCTGCAAAATTTCTAAATCCAACAACATGACCTAAACTATTAACAGGATCTTTCCATGTGTCATAATCAATTGTACTGCCTAATGAATATGAGAATGTCTGGTAATAATCATTATCTGCTAATTTCTGTAGTTCCGTATTTAATTTTCCTGTATCTCTTCGGAATCCACTTCTAAATTCTGAATCAGAGTCAATATTAAACACAGAATCAAATTTAGTTGTTTGTTCAATCAACGCAATTGATTTGGAAGATGAACCATTAATTGATTCTCCAACATTAAATGTATCATTTGAAAGAACTTTAAGATACTTATTATTCTCATTCCATGCAACAACCGTTCCCTGTTTATCACCTGTGCTTACAATTTCACCAACACTAAATTGGTTTGTATCAACACCAATATCAAACTGTGCAATATTTTCAAAGGGTATTGCTTGTCCTGATGATTTTGATGCACTAAATGTGCCTGGCTGAGTAACTGATGAATCTAATTTGTAAGAAACGGTAGCATTTCCTCCGCCTGGGTTTGTGTTAACACCAGTGATTACAAAAGGTTCATAATCGTAGTTTGCTGAGTTAAATCCACTTCCTGTTGATCCAATACCTATGTTTTCAACATATAATTTTTCTCCCAAAGTAAAAGGATATGTTGATGAAGTATAACCACCTTCGAGTGTTAGAGTTACAACATTAGTGCCACTTGTAAATGATAAGTTTTTAACTTTAATTCCATTATTATTATTTGTGGCGACTATTTTTGGATTCGTATCATATAAAGAGTTTGTATTTCTTAAAATTTTAACCTCAGATACAGATGTTCCTTGTAAGTCAGTCTCAGTTAAAACTTCGTCTTTAGTTAAACCAGTCACACGATCAATTACCACAATATTGGGTGGTTCTAAGTAATTTTTACCGCCAGAGCTAATTCCTATGTTTTCAATTTTAGATAATCTATCTAATCTCAGTATTTGTGGTAATTGAACAGATGGTTGAATTGTTTTATCTGCTGAGTAATCAAATCCAATGTTTTTAATTGTATAATTTCTTAATTTGCCTGTTTCGTTACTATTCAATCTAACTACAGCGCCAACTCCAAGAGTAGATCCAATTGATGTCACAACAGGAATATTTTGATAGTTTCTACCCTTTGATACGATTCTAATTCTATTGATAGATCCTATAGCATGAGTAGACGAAGTATTATATTTTAAAGTTGTTGATTCTTCTTTTGTGTATCCGTCTTTTTCTGGTTGAGATGGTAACACAAATGAGAATGTAGTGCTTCCGATACCTGTAATAACATAATCGCCATTGTAAACACTATCTGATATTTTTAAACTTGAATGATTAATTACATCAGTATCAACAATAGGATTTCTCTTAAATGGAGCATTAACATTTAAGTTTACAGGTGTTAGTTTGTAAAATAAATCATTTGGAGCATTTTCTGTTACAGATAGATCAACTCTCGCAGTGGTTGTGACTCCTACTGTTCCAACACCTATAACTTGGAATCCATCATCCTCTGTATTGTTAAAATATGGATTTGTAAAGTTTGTATCTCTGAATAATTCAAAATCAAACACCTGTGTTCTTTTTCCAGATATAACTTGTGTTAATGATGTGTCAGATACAGCAAAACCAACTTTGTATCCACGAGTTAATGATAATGGTGGATTGATGAGAGCTATAGTGTGATTAGATCCTGTTGATGTGAGTGAAATGCAATCAGGTATTAATTTTTTAGATTTAAACGCAGTTGAAGATAATTTGATTGTATTCTTATCAATTCTTACTACAAAGTATGTAAAGTTATTAAATAATGGACTTGCTGGACTAGATGATTTGTATAATATTTTATCACCAGTTTTATATCCATGATTAGGAAGTATAATTTCATCTTTGTTAATATTTACAGCAGACGCACCAAAGTTAATTGGAATAACAAATGTTCGACGAGTTGTATCATCAAATTGAATATCAAATGTAGTTGTAATGCCTGGTATTACAGATATTGAAATACGATCATTTGCAATTAAATTATGAGACTCTTTACAAACAACAGTCCCAACTACTTTTTCAGCGAATCCAGTTATCTGAGGTTTTGTTGGTGTGAAACTATGTGATTCACCACTTCCAAAACCATCAAAGAATAAACGATAAGCTGTTGAACCAATACCAGTTATTCCTCCAGTAGATCCGATTCCCAAAGAATTTGTAGATATTCCTAGTAAATCTTTACTCTCTTTTATAGCAAATACTGGAGAGTTATTAGTTAATCTAAAGTTAGGAACTGCATTTATGCCGTTAGAAACTAAAAGTGGAGTTCCATCATCACTTGAATATATGAGTTTATCTCCAGTTTCAAATCCATGATCTTGTAAAAATATATTTTGAGTTGGTATAAATCTCTCAGTTGAAGCACCCCCAACAACTTTGTATGAGTAACTAATAGTTGACCCAATACCAACACCTGATGCTGTTCCTATCGCAACACTTTCAGTCGGATTAAAATAGTATGGAACGTTAACTCTAGTTTGAATATCAGTGTTTATACCTAGATTAAACGTGATATTGCGATTTAAAGATGTAATTAGAGATGTGCTTGTATGTGCAGTTCCTAAGACTCCATCAAATTCTCTCTTAACTCTAACTTTATCATTTAAATCATCAACATTAAGAACTAAGAATCTTTCTGTATTAATACCTAGAACATCATTTGGAGCAATTGAATTTCGAGATAAATCACCAGTCACAGATAAATTTGTAATCATGCCAGTTGGGCCAGTTGTTCCAATACCTGTGTTTAATTTTAAGAATGAAGTATTAAATCCAATCTGATGTCTACCATCTAATTTTCTTAGGGAATCTGTTGAAAGTCCAGAGATGGTGACAAGATCGCCGACAACTAAATCATGTGGTTGTGATGAGAGTCCTGTTACTTGTCCATTTTGATTATTATAGGTAAATACTATATTTTCTATTTTAACTACAGTTGAAGCTATGGATACAATTTCTTTACCCTCAACTTTTGATATTTCACCAGAAAATCCATTTCCTTTATCTAAATTTTTAATTCTAAGAGGATCTTTAACTTGATACCCAGATCCAGAACTCAATAGTTCATATTGATTAATTCTACCAGCAGAGGCATAATTAACTTCAATTTCTTGGTCAACTATCTTTCGACTATCATGTATGCCTTCATAATTTGCACCAGATCCTTCAAGTTTATATGGATTTGTATTTCTTCTTAGATTTAAAGTGTTTAAATCAATGTCTTGATTATTAGTCTCTGTGAAGTTCCAATCATCAGGTTTTGCAGCATAATTAGCACCAATTAGATATGGAAAGACTGGAGAACGGAAGTTTTTAAATGTTCCACTAGTTTCATTTTCATTTGGATTAATTGTTGCAAAGTAAGCAAATGTTCCTTTTGGGTAATCTGGAGTAACACAATATCTTCCATTATTTTCATCTAAGTCACCATTTCCAAGATATTCATAATCTTCAATAAAAAATCCTAATGGAAATGTTGATATAGGAGGGCCATTCTCTCTTGTAGTTTTGAGAGAATATCCAGATCTCATGAGTCTTACAATACCACCATCCTTACGATCATATCCATATGGGCCATATATTGGATTACCATCATATGCCCAACCAATAATAGGTGAGTGGTTGAGAGAAACTTGTTCTGCGTTGTTTAGAAGATTTAAGTCATTTGATGTATAGTCAATTGTACCATCACTATTTTTTGATTTTAATATTTTTCTAAGGCCTCTTGGTGCATAGAATGTTGAAAATTTAATTCCCTCATCATTATCTCCTCTTGTTAAGAATCCATCATCACCATAGAATATATCTTCATATCTTTTAACATTATTAACTGCCCAAGATCTGATCTTTGGTAAAAATACAGCACCAGTGCCAGGAATTACTTCTTGAACACCGACACTTGCAGTTGAATATCCAACACCACCATTATCAACAGTAACTTGATCAACTCTTCCATTACTAATTGATGATATTATTTTCGCACCAACACCATCACCTAAAATTGTTAAATCGGGAGTAGATGTATATTCTGCACCAGAACGAGTTATAATTACAGATTGTATTCTTCCATTTGTAACAATCGCTTTATACTCAGATGATGAACCAGAGGAAACACGAACTTGAGGTGGAATACTAAAGTTAAAGGTAGAATCATTTCCATATCCAAGACCAGCGTTCTCAACGTTGATAGATGTAATTGAACCTCTTACAATTGGATTGACTCTTGCATGATAGTTTTCTGGTTCTGATGTGTTGATTCCTATAGATCCTTTAACACGAACAGTTATTGGTGGGTAATTAAATACATGATCTCCAGAACCAACAGATGTCAGTCCAACAAACTGTTTTGATTGATAATTTGCATTAGACAATGTTGTTCCAATACCAGCAGATGCCAGTCTGAAACGGCTGTCACTAACTTTTAAAATATAATAGTCTTGATCTGTATCTAATCCACCAATCTTAACTTGGTTATTTGAATATCTAACAAGTTCTCCATCTTCAAATCCATGATTTGTATATTCAATAAAATCAGAATATGTATTAATACCAGCAGTAGGAATTAACCGCCTCTTATTTTCATACCCTTCGCCAGGATTATCGATGATAATTTGACCTAAAACAAATTTCTTTCTTAAACTTTGAAGTCTCTGTGAACCATCAGCAAAACCAGTAAGATTGATTAAATTAGATTTTGTTATTGCATCATTCTGATTATTTGCAAGTTTGATAGTTGATTGATTAACTTTTGATACAAAGTAGATTGATTCATCAACTAATCTTTGATCTGGATTAATTTGAATTAAAGTTGTTGTAATACCAGCACTGGCGATGCCAATTGCACCAGTATTAAATGTTTTATAGATTACAGCTTCTCCATCACGAAACTTATGAAAAGTTCCGAAACCAATTGTATCGTTTGCGATATTAATTGCATTACCTGTAGATGATGCATCAAAATCTACAAAGTGATCAATTTGTTTTAATCTTGATCTTGCAATCGCATTTTTACCATTACCACCACTAATTTCTATAATTGGTGGTGCAACATAGTCAAAACCTGAATCTATAATATCGATTCTTTCAAATTGACCTCTAACGTTTGCTGTCGCACTCACACCAGCTCCAGTTAAACTTTCAACACTTACTGTTGGTGGAGTGATGACATCAAATTGAGAACCACCCTCTAAAACATCTATTGATTCAACACCACCAAAAAATATAACATCACCTGACTTATAGTTTAGTATCTCTGTGCCATTTACAAGCATGCCAGTGGCGCCTGGCGCTGTCTCACGTCTCGCCCCATCAAATACTGGATTCAATGAAAATCTCTTTAATAATTTTTGATGATCAAGTTTTTTGTTTGATAAATCGGGAACAGAGATTTTGAATGTTCCATTTCCAGTTGCATCTACAAAATCACCGTTTACTAAGTCAGGCAAAGAGTTTGCAAGACGAATATTGTTAGAATCAACACGACTTATATAATAATTTTTACCATCAATGAGTTGACCTAAGAAACCGTTAACTACATTGTATGTAACAACTTCTCCAGAATAGAATCCATGATCTGCTGCACCCTCTGTAACCTGTATCAACTGTATAAGGTCTCCGCCAGTAGCGCCAGTCCATGTTATAGACCTATCTGGTGCAACTATAGGTTCATTGCCTAAACTCGGTAAAGAAGGAGAGGCGACGTACATATGAGGATGTGGAGGTAATGCTAGTGCATTATCGCTACCATGATCATATACATTTTGAACATCAGTTGTATATTTTGTGATATTATCATGAAGAGAACTATTACCTCTCTTTAATCTTCTACGAATAAATGCAAAATTGTTTTCAGCAACGCCAGGCAAGTCACCTACTATAAATGTTGAACTACTAATGACACTTAAAACACGACCAACTGCAACTAAATTAGAATTACCATCTAAAACTTCAATAGCATCCTCTTCTAAGAATCCGTGATCAGAAAGACTTTCAATTTTAAAACTACTACTTGATTGTCTTAAGACAGTTTTTGGCGTAAATCTTACAGCAGAGTTATAGACCCATGAACCAAAGTTAGAATCTTCAGAACTTTTATTGATACCAAATGAACCAACTTTAACCTTATCACCTTTATTAAAGTAAAAAGTTGTATCTGGAATTGAAAAATCCTTTAAAACACCAGTGATTAATACTTCGATCTTATTTGTATTATTTGCAAAAGAATATCCATATGCAACATTATTATATCTAACATCATCTCCAACACTTAAAACATCAATAGATGTGTCTACTCCTACAAATTGATTTGCAGTTTTACTTGTATAAGTAACAACTCCAGCGTTACTTGCTGTCGGTAATGATAAAGATCCACTTGTAGGAAATCCAACAGTTGTATCAACTGTAATAACAGTTGAACCAAGTGATACTGAATCAGTAACACGAGTTCTGCCTGGAATTATAAAATCACCGTCAATTGAATCTTGTGATACACTAATCTGATAATAGTGTTCTCCACCATATAAAAAGTCTTTAACATCTGATATCGCACCAGAAGCACCTCGAATATTACTATCATCCTCGTCAGCATCTTGAAAAAGTGTTGATCCTTTTAAATTACGAGGATCTCCAGAGACAGGTTTGACAACAAAATCTTGTGCAAAACCATAATCAGCATCAGATGGTTTAATTAAAAACTGTGATGGTTTAATAACATTAACTTCTTGACCATATAATACTCGAAATAAAATGCGATATGACTCCTCTGTCCCCTTTGTTCGATAAAAATCTTTAACTTGACGAATGAACTTAACTTGATCTAAATCACTACTTAATTTACGATTTTCAAATCCACTAGCATATGTTGTTTTTAATTTACTAAAGAACTCACGAATGAAAAGATTTGATAAGTTATGAACTTTTGTGCCACCAGTATGAGAAACTCCTACACTGGTATTAAATGATAGTAAATCTGATCGTGTGGGTTGATCCATATTATCAACGCCACTAAAACCACGAATACATCCTGTAAATGATGTTGTTCCAATTCCTGTATAAGTAATGATTTCATTATCAATTTTTAGTAATCCATACTTACTTGGATATCCTTTTGTCGAATCTACGAATATTGTATCCGAATATGATTCGGTATCTGTTGATAATCCAGTATATTGTGTAAGTGCAGCACCAACGTATGTTTGTAATTTAGTATATCTGTCAAGATTCTCAGCAATATTAATTGACCCACCTTGATACTCTTGAGAGATATAGTATTGTTTCATGAAATCCACAAAAAGTGGACTTTCAGACTGCACAAACTCAGGTAACTGATTTTCAATTACCTGATTGATTTCGACTCTTTGTATTGAGGTATCTATCATTAATATCCGTATCCAGAACTAGAAGATGATGAAGATGATGAAGATGATGAAGGAGTGCTTGAACTAGAAGAACTTGTGGTTGAACCTGAGTAAGTTCCTCCACTCGTGGTTGTAGTTGAAGTTGAAGAAGCAGTTGATGGAAGTATCGCTGCGGCTGTTGAAACTGGAGAATTTGATTTTCTTATGAAAGTTGGTGTGTAATAACTGTGAGTATGAACAAATCTTGATCCAGAGGTATTTTCTCCTGATGCGATTAGGTCTTGTATCATATTGATTGTTGTATTTGTCATATCAAACTTAATATACAAATCACGAAGTCCAACAATATCATTTGAATGGGGAATTGCCTGAATTTCAACTATACCGTTCGCAACCACTGTTGAAAGTATATTTACAGTATCTATAAGAACTTCACCAGTCATATAATCAACAGTTCCAGCATTTTTCTTTACAATACTTGGAGTTCCACCTTCAATATATGTAAAGAAGAAAATTCTTCCCTTTTCACGATTAATTACTTCATCTGCAAGATAAACAGTGCCTGTAACACCTTCAATCGTGAATCCTGTTGACACTACGTTATAAGAACTCTCCTGAGTATGGAATCGATTACCATAACAAACCTCATATTGAGCAAATTGACCCAAAACTGCTTTTAGATTTCGTCTAATTGTTACAAGAGTGATATTTGATGTAATTGATGCATCAACGCTATCAATAAGTGATATAGCCTTACTATATTTGAATCTACCACCAAATTTATTAACATCTATTGAACGTGAATACTGTGTGAGAGCATTTGAGATACCAGTTTTTAAATTGTCTGGATCATCATTCAAACTTGGATTATAATATGGATTTGATTGTAACTCAACATACAAATATTTTAAATCTATAAATTCTGGTACAATACCAGCAACCGCATAACTCTTCAATCTTTGTATCAACTCTCTTTTTGTCTCGTCTGATAGAAAATCACCATTTCGAGGTTTTACAGACATAAAAACCTTTCCAAAACGAGGTGGACTCATTTCTTCACCACCAAAAGCGGTGACAGATTCAACGTTTGGATAAATGTAACCTAAAACTGCTTCATAATCCGATGCCGTAACTGCACGATACTGAGAAGAGTAAATTCGAGGTGCATAATACTTAATTGATGATATTGATTCGATTTCATCACCATCTCTTGACTTTTCATCAGTTGAAACTAATGAAACTAATGATGCATTTATGGCAGCACCATCTTGATTTGTAATATTTCCTACAAAACTGAACTCTGAAGCACCATTTCCATCCCTTCCATCAGTTACAATGTATGAAATATCAATAAAGTTGTTATTTGATAATTTTTTACCAATTACATTGTCTCCGAAGATTAATTCATATCTTTCATCTTCAATTTCTTGTAAAAGATAAGAAGCTGCGGTTGAAGTAACTCCTACAATGTTATCAATTTGTTTATATGTAACACTTGATGATGAAGATTCAGATGGAAACACCTTAACCTTAATTGTTGATGTATCAATGAATGAATTATCTAAAATATACTTTTGATTTGCTAAAGATGTATCAACTGTGAAACTTTCAGTAACATAAGTTCCTTCAAATATCTGTATCTCACTAAATTCAGCAACTCCATTAGTAACAGGAACTGTAATATCCTCTGGAATTGAAAATATGTAGTTTGTGTTCTGACCAGCACCATTACAAATCAATCCAGCGTTCAATGTAAGTGTTGATGTATCTTCAAGACTATCAACTGTAAAAGATATCTTTGCTCTTGCAGATTTACGAGATCGAGGAACATATCCAATATTTCTGGCAAGTGCAACAACGTTTTCTCGAAGAGTAGAGGAGTCAAGAAAACACTCATTCGCTGCCATATTAGTATTGTATGCAGTGATGTATGTATTATACGCCAGTGCGTCAATAATTATTGAAAGGTTAGACCCCTCAAAATCATAATCGGTGAAATTTGTATTTGCCCTCAGATAATCTCTGATAGACAGTTTTATTTCATCAAAATCTAAATTTACATATTGACCGAAAGCCATTATACTCTAGCTGGTTGTAGGATAACTTCGACTGATTGTGTTGGTGCTGAAAGTCCAGTAATATCATATTGAATTGTACAATTCAATTCATTTGTATCTGAATACACTCTCGCTGTTGTGATCACATTACTAATTCTTGGTTCAAATCTACTTAAAGATGACGTAATTTCATCTGAAACACGAATTTCATTTAAATTAGTGCTTAAATCAAACAAAGAATCATTAATTATTGATCCAAATGTCGGATCAAATGGTTTTTCACCTAAAATTGTGAAAACTATGTTCCTTACAGATCTTTTAATAGCATCTTCATTACGAATTGCAACCACATCATTCGTCACAGGATGACGTTTGAAGGATAAATTGATATCTTTGAATGCCCTAGAAGTCACTATCTACACAAAAAGTTTGCTGTTTTTATTTATACCGATTTTTTTACCTTTTTATAACACGAATTCGATATTTTTCAGATTCTAAAGCGTTAATAATGTATTTAGCACAAATTCGAGGGTCTTTTTCGCCGCAAGTGAAGAAATCTGCGTTCATACGACCCAATTCAGGCCAAGTATGACAAGAAACATGACTTTCTGCTAATGCAAAAAGAGATGTGACACCACATGGACTGAATTTATGTGTATATTCATTTAATATTGTCATCTTCGACTTCAAAATAGCACGAGTGAAGATGTCCCGAAGGAAATTAGGACTGTTTAAGTCCTCAAAATACCCATCGTAGACATCTAGTATTAGATGCTCACTCATTTCATCCCAATTCTGGTTCATTTAAGTCAATTTTAAAGTCACCACCATAAAAATCAGCGTTCATATCAGTGCCTCCAGCACCTACACTCACGTCAAGAGACCTTTCTTTCGCTGTTTTCCAAAAATAATTCTCTTCTGAACCTAATCCATCACGATCATGACCATTCTCCACCTGATAATACACGGTTGAAACCTTAAAATCAGGAATCTTAGGTGTCTCAGGAGTGATACTGTTGTCATATATCCTCATTCTGTTGTTAGGATACAGTGCAAACTGACCATTATCTAATTCTAACAGGTTATGAGACTTATGTTCCGCTGGTTGTTCACTGGTCGAGTAGTCGATAGCGTCTACATCAGAGTGATAGTTATCTAAAGTACAAATATATG